TTCCCGACCCGGCGGTCCATCTCGGCTGTGACCTCGACCCGGGCCACGACATTCTCATTGACGCTTCCCCATCCGCGCTGGACCGGCAGATGCGGAACGCGGTGTTTGCGGCGCGGACCGGCGGGACCACCCAGACCGCGGTGGCTCAAAGCTCAATCGACCGGTATGGACAATACGACTACACCCGCACCGACCTCGGGCTCAACGATGACACTCAGGCGGGCGCGTGGGCCACGTTCGTGCTCCAGCTCTACGCCTACCCCCAAGTCACTCTCGACGACGTGACGATGCGGCCCGATATTGCCGAAGAGCCCTGGACCGCTTGGGATGAGATCCTCGGCCTCGATCCGGTTTCGGACATTGTCCACATCCACTGGGAAGCCCCCGACCTCGAGGATCACGTGGTGGATGCTGAGAGCCGGATGGTCGGCTACAAGCACACGATCTCGAGGGTCGCCTGGTCGGTCCGCTGGCAGTTGGTCGCCGCTAATCCGATCGCTACCGCCGGCGCCATCTTCACTATGGGACCGGATCCGCAGGACCGGTTGGACAGGAACTTTGTCATGGGACTGGCCGCCTAAAGGAGATCAGATATGCCGCAGAAAACTTGGGTGGTCGGCGAAGAAGTCCTCGCCGCCGACTTCAACACATACGTGCAAAACCAGGTGGTCCCCGCCTTCCCGAATGTGGCGACCCGGGATTCGCAGTGGACAGCACCACCGAACGGGGCGCTCAGTGTCACCACCGACACCTACACCACCTGGCTACGCCAGGCCGGAGCCTGGGTGGCGTTCCGTCCCGGCAGTGTCCTCGGATATGCTCAAGTGACCACCGCGCAGACCGGGATCGGCGCCGGTGGCGCTGACCTGACCGGCCTATCGGTAGCGGTCACTGTCGGCTCGTCCCGGCGGATACGGATCACCGCCCAATGTGTTGTCGCACAACAGACCGCCAACGGTCATATGCAAGGATATGTCCGGGAAGGGACCACCAATCTGGGACGGTTCGGGACTGTGTTCATGGCCACGGTCGGCGGGACCGGCTTCTTCCACGGTCATGCGGTCCTCACTCCGACCGCCGGAGCTCACACTTACAAGCTGTTCGGGATCACCAATACCGGCAGCTATGACATGGTCGCCGACGGCACCAATCCGGCTTCAATCCTCGTCGAAGACATCGGACCGGTGTGACATGTCTGAACTGTCCGGCTGGGAGATTTTCGCCGTGTTCGGCCTGGCCGGTTTCGGCATCGGATTAGGCCTCGTCTTGGGAGCGTTCGTCGCTCGGACCCTCCGCCGGTATATGACCGACGAGGACATGAAACCCGACGATCAGCGCCGGCGGAACGGGCGGAACCATGACGAGCGCTGATCCGTGGGCCACCGCGGACAAGGGTGACGCTCCGATCACTCTGGCTGAAATCCTCGAGTCGATCGAAACCCACCCGGTCTTCGTCCGGTTTCTCCGCCGGCGGGGGCGGATCCGCTGGCATCCCAGCCTCACACCCCCCGACCCGGATCTGGCATACCTGCCCGACCCGTCCGGCGCCGGCAGCCTGGTCGACCCGTGAGACTGTCCTGGCTGGTCGAAGCCGCCGCCGAAACCGGATATCCGGTCGTCATCGTCGACGGCTGGGAAAACCGGGGGAACAGCTCCTCCTATGAGCCCACCACAGTGGTGGCTCATCACACTGCCGGCCCGTCCGGTAACGGTGACATGCCCAGCCTGGGGATAATTGTGAATGGCCGGTCGGACCTTCCCGGCCCACTCGCCAATTACGGATTGGGAAGGTCCGGCACCATCTATGTGGTCGCTTCGGGGAAGGCGAACAATGCGGGCGACGGCTCCTGGTCGGGCTGCAATTCGAACTACTGCACGGTCGGGATCGAAGCCGAAAACGACGGATACCAGCCCTGGCCCGAGGCTCAGCTCGACTCATATGCCCGTCTCTCCGCCGCCATCCTCGAACGGTTGGGCCGTGGAGTGGACCGGCTCTGCGGTCATAAAGAGTGGGCACCCGGCCGGAAAGTAGACCCCCACGATCTGAACATGGACCGGGCCCGCACCGCGGTCGCCCGACTACTCGAAGGAGATGAGATGCCCTGGAGCAAACCGGGCGACCCGGTCGACAACCTGACAGACGCCCGAGCGGTCAACGCCTACCAGGGGTGGACGTTCTGGCGGGAAGCCGACTTCGACTACGACGAGAACGATCCGAAAGCCCTCGACGAACGGTTCAAAGTGATCACCAGCCGGATGGTCGACTGGATGATGAGACACAGTTGAGGCGACCACGGAAACTCTCGGCCCGCTCGCGATTGGCGTCACTATCGGGATCGGCACCGTCGCCGTCATCTACTTTCTAGGCGGGACCATCCTCAACACGATCCGCCGGATCCGGAACCGCCGCCACTAGGTCGCTAGACCTAACAAACCTACTTGACATACTGCGCATAGTGCGCAATACTGACGGCATGAGCAACAACACACTTGTGCAGGAAGTAGACGCCCCGACCCGGAAACGGTGGTACAAGCGGTGGTGGGGAATCAGCCTCATCGTCGTCGCCCTGATCGGCGTGGGCTCCAACCTCGGTGGCGGCAGCGACACCGAGACGGTCCAGGACACCTATGAGCAGATCGGGGACGGTCTCAACGACGGAACGGAGACTCCGGCGCCGGCGACTGAGGCTCCCAGCGGGCTGACCGTCTCCGAAGAGAACGCGATCCGGTCCGCCGAATCCTATCTGGAGACGATGGCCTTCTCCCATTCCGGGCTGGTCAACCAGCTCGAATATGAGGGGTTCACCACCGAAGAGGCGACCCTGGCCGCCGACACGGTCACCGTCGACTGGAACGAGCAGGCCGCCAAGTCAGCCGAGTCCTACCTCGAGACGATGCCCTTCTCCCGGACAGAGCTGATCAACCAGCTGGAGTACGAAGGCTTCACCACCGCGCAGGCCACCTACGGGGTCGACCAGACCGGCCTCTAGAAAGGAGAGACCGTATGGCGATACTCCACTATGAGATCCCCGATGCGTTGCATAAGGCGTTGAAAATCGACGCCGCCCGCCAGGGAGTCACCCTCAAGGATCTGATCATCGCCTACCTGTCCGAACAGGTCGACACCGACCTCGAGGACTGAAACCGAGAACCCCGCCGGTCCGGCGGGGTTCTCTGCATTCCGGTGCCAGACGAGACGAAAACGGGCGTCAGAGGCCATCCTCGTCGGAGACGGTGGGTTCTGGCCGCCACCGACGAGACTCCAACCATTCCTCGAGCTGGTCCCGGCGGTAGAGCCACTGCCGGCCGTCGGGTCCGAGATGGGCGAGATGTCCGGGCTCTTCGCCGGCCTGTCGACGCCGGGCCAGGGTGCGTCGGGTGACCCGCAGCCAGGCGGCTACTTCGGTCTCGGTGAGCCACTGAGGCAGGTTTGAGGCTCCCGATTTTGCACTGGTTTGCACTAGATTCGCACCTAATACGACATGACACGATCTATCACCCCAGGTTACGGGCTTGCACACCTCTGGGCCGAATCCAGGCTGCTGACCTGGGGAAACATGCAAAAACCCCCGATTCTGTCGGGGGTTTTTGGGTGGAGCTGAGGGGATTTGAACCCCTGACCCCTTGACTGCCAGGCATGGTGAATAGTCAACTAGTTCTAGGCGAATCGCCGGTTTTTGCACCTGTTTGCACTAGAAAAAAAGTGAATTCTGCTATTCGGCCACATCATGGGTGTAATCCATCCGGGTTAACAGACCACCTATTTGACTGCCCTGAGGGGAGGGCGGGCCGCTTCGAGACTCTTGCCTATCGCGGTGACCCCGTCGCCGGCGGCATGGATGTACCGGCTGGCGATCCGCAGATCCTTCCACCCGAAGTGTTCGAGCAGCTCAAAGACGTTCCGTCCGTCGGCGGCCTGGGAGGTGGCGAGACTGTGCCGGGTCCAATGCGGAGTGGCGTCAGGCACACCGATGGCTTCGGCGGCCGGATCCCAGTGGGTCCGGGTGAACGCCCGCCGGGTGACCCGGTTGCCCCGCCGGTTCAGAAACAGCGGACCCTCCGTCCGGTCACCGATATGGTCGACGAGCACCTGAACCAGCCATTCAGGGATCGAGACCTTCCGGTTCTTACCCGCTTCGGTCTTCATCCCGCCGACCAGATAGCTGCCCTTGCGGTGGAGGCTGGTCACGTCGAGGGCGCACACTTCGCTGATCCGCATTCCCGAAAAGGCCAACGTGAGGAACATGACCCGATAGTCGGGCTGGACATGCTCCAGCATGTCGTGCAGCTGGGCCAGGGTGAGAGTCTGACCTCCTTTGGCGTCGGTGACGCTCACTTCGGGGATGGGCGGGGCGTCCATGTCCAACAGGTGATTGTCGATCGCCCACTGGTAAGCACAGCGGAGACTCGAGGTGTAAATCCGGATGGTGTTCCCCTTCCGGCCTTCGGTCCGCATCGACTTGATCCACGCTGCCGACTCCCGTTTCGTCATCGCCCCCACCGCCAGTTTCGGCCACCGTTTCACGATCCTCTTCGCCGCCGCTCGATCCCCGTCCAGGGTGGACGCCGCCGGCTCCCCGGTCAGCTCATGTTGGGACTCACGCCACTCCAAGTATTCGCCGATCAGCTCCGGCACCGTCCACGAAACGTCGATCTTCTTCGGGCCCGGCCATTCCCGGTACTTGCGCCGGCAGAAAGCATTGGCCTCGGCGACCTTCCGGATCTTGGTTTCCTGCCGGGGCCGGTCGTGCTCATCCTTGTAGTTGACGATCAGCCGACCGTCGCTTTTCCGCCGGTAAACCCCGAACCCGTTACCCGGGCTGGCCAGTGCGGTCATGACGTGTTTCTCCTTGTCCAATTCACCTTGACTGCAGAAGTATGACACATGGTGTAGGTTCATGCCAGACGGTGTAAGTAGTGCTTTGACAGGTCACAGATTGGCCTGTAGCCCTAGACCCGATGACGACTCGAACAGCCATCGGGGGAAAGAACATGACGGACGATGAGCGGGAGGACCGTCTTCTGGAAATCGAGGAGGTGGCGGCCCGAGCCGGAATGCATCCGGCCACGGTCCGCCAGTGGTGCCGGGAGGGCATCCTCGAAGCGATCCGACTACCCCACAAGTGGCTGATATCCGAATCGGCCTGGCAAGATTTTCTCGCCTCTAGAACCGGCTGAGCTGGCCGGGTGAGCATCCAGGCCATGTCGGCGGTCCTGGCTCTGCCAGGTGATCTAATCACCCCGTCACAACGTCTCGTCCTCATCTCGCTCGCCAACCATGCGAACAAGGAGGGCCGCAACTCGTATCCGGCCCGGTCGACGGTCGCCGACGAGACCGGACTGTCGGAGCGGACAGTCTCGAGGGCGGTGGCCCGGTTGCGGGCGATGGGTCTAATCGGTGTGGCCCGCTATCCGGGTCGGGATTCGGACGGCGCCTATTTGGGTTCGTTTGTCTATGACATCTACATCCCGGGGTTATCCACAGGAGGCAAACGGACCCCTAGACAGGGTGTCCCGACCCCTAGACAAAGGGGGGGTCAGGATGTCCCAGTAACCGAGGAACCAAAGAAGAGAAGAACCAACAGTTCTCCACAGCGGTTGTCTGATCTGCTGGTCGCTATGGACCTCGACGAGACCGGATGAGAGCGGTCAAGGTCATTCGGCCCGATGGAACCGCATGGTGCGATTTCCATTTGAAGTGGGAGCCCGTTGGAGACTTCGGCAAGTTCACAAAGCAAAGTATGAACGGTCCCATTCATACTTTGAACCCGAGATGCAAGCTTGCTTATCAGAAGAGTCGCGATCAACTCAAAGCAGTGGACCCTGCCTCGTCGTCGATCATCGGGCGAGCCAAAGACTTTGCCGGAGACATAAGTAAGGCCGTCGGGGTCACGGTCAGCTACCACTGGGTTCTGAACGAACTCCATTGGATCGGATTCATACCTCTACTTCGAGCGTCGATCGGTCCAGGTGGCAGCTGTCTCAATTGCGCTCAGCATTGGGACGAGCCGAAGCAATACCACCTCGCCCATCACATACCTGCCCCCAGACTCACTGACTGGGCATACCAGCACGCTCGGAACTTGCGTCTGGCCTGCCCTGGATGCAATAGCACTCAGGGATCACAGCCGTCCGACGTGTCTTACCTGCTGCAGGAACATCGCAAGTGGATGACCGAGCATCAATGGGCCACATATGCCGGCACTCAGGGATGGCCTCCTTATGACCCGAGCATGGGAGACATACCGATCACGTTGCTGGCCGATGGACCCGTTGATCACAACGGAAACCCCGTTCTAGATCTTTGGGGCGAACGATGACCGTCCGGGAGAAGGCGGACCGGCTGCTCCGGGAGAAACGGGTCCACTATCAGCAGACCCTTCCCGACGGTTCCACCCTGTTCTGGGTGGAAGGCGACTCCGGGCTAACCCGGCAAGTCGTCATGCAGACCGACGGTGTAACCACCTGTGACTGTCCGGCGTTGATCAACGAGTGTGCTCATATCACCGCGGTGTGGGATCTTCACCGTCCTCCGGATCCGAACCAGGGCTCACTCCTCGGGGAAGACGACCCGTTGGACGTGGTGCCCACACCGTGGGCAGCCTCGAAGGCGGCACCGGACATAGTTCACATTCCGATCCTCGAGGGGGAACCGGCCGATGAGCATGGCCACACCGACGATCCGGGGCCGCCAGCTGTGTCCGACCTGCTAAACGCGCCGGACGATGCCGATGACGACGTCGAGGTTGAAGTGGTGGGAGATGCTGGCCCTGTTCCTGTGGTCCCTGATGTCGAGCGGCGGGATCTGATCGACATTTCCACGGCGCCGGTCACCTGGCGGACCCTCGAGACCATCTCCCGTACCGAATTCGTGCCGGCAGCGCTCCGTAACAAGCCGGCCGCCTGTCTCGCCGCCATTCTCACCGGCCGGGAGTTAGGGCTGGGGCCGATGGAGTCGCTCCGGCAGATCGCCATCATCGACGGCTCACCAACTCTCAGCGCGGAACTCCAGCTCAAGTTGTACCGGCAGGCCGGCCACAAACTCGACGTGCGCCGCGCGGATGGCACCGCGGTGGAGCTGGTCGGCACCCGCGGTGACACCGGCGAACAACTCGAAGTGGTCTACACCCTCGCTGACGCCGAGAAAGCCGGACTGATCCAGATCACCCCCGACGGTGAGGTCCGGGCTCGCAGTCAGAAAGGACGTCCCATGCCCTGGGAGACGTTCACTCCAGACCTGCTGTGGGCCCGGGCTGTCACCCGACTGGTCCGCCGTCTCGCACCCGACCTGCGCGGTGCAGCATGAGGATCTCAGAACTGCGGGACCGTCTCACCGAAAAAGAGTTTCAGCAGATGATCGTCGAGTATGCCCGGTTCCGGGGGTGGCGGGTTCATCATGACCGGGGTGACTACCGGCAGACGATCGCCGGTGATCCCGGCTTTCCTGATCTGGTGTTGGCCCGTGGTGGGATCGTCATATTCGCCGAGTTGAAGACGGCGGGCGGCAAGTTACGGGAGTCGCAGCGGGCATGGCTAGAAGATCTCGGTGCTGCCGAATATGCGTTCGTCTGGCGGCCCGCCGACTGGCCCCAAATCCAGGAGCTGCTTCGTTGACCGACCCCGCCCTTGAAGCATTGGAGGATCTAATGCCCGCTCAATCCGACCGTCGTTGGCCCGCCCTCGACACCACGTGGACCGAAGAAATCCGACCCCTCACGGTGACTCCGGATGATCCGCTCTTCGACGACGATTATCACCCGCCCATCCCCGTCGACCTCGAACCCGAACCGGTACCGGCCCGGCTCCCCTCGTCGTGGGGGGATCTCCACGAGGTTGTCATACAGCGGCTCCGGGATTCGACCGGGGCGGCGCAACGGCAACTCCGCTATGCGATCGACGGAGCCAAAACCTTCCACTATCACGAAGACGTGCGAGCCCAGCTCGAGGACGCGTTAGACCGGATCACCGAAGCGGGCCGGCTCATGGACATCCACGATCCCGAATGACCGACACGGTGGATGTCCATGTGAACGGTGGGGGTATCCAGGTGGACGCCCGCTGCTGTGATGACGCCCACTGTGCCCTCATCAGCCTCAACCCTGAAGACGCCCTGGCGATCGCCGCTGAACTGGTCCGCGCGGTCATGCTCACCCACTTCGAAGTGATGGCCCGCCACCCCAGCCAACAGCCATGATCGGGATTGACCGGAAGCGGCTAGAAAAAGCCCTGTCGGGTTACGTTCCGACTGAACAGGATGAGGTTTGGGCGGCTGCTCGGGCCGTGTTGGACAGCCCTGAAGCCGAAGCGATACAGCGAGTAGTGGAACGTCGGGGGCCACGACGCACATGGTGGGTTGAGGTTCCTGGCCCTGGCCGTTACGCCCTGGTGAGTCTTGACGGGGAGGACAACAAATGAATCCAAGTTTCGAGCGTGAAAGTGTGAAACGGGCATACCCAATCCAAGTTTCAGAGCCGACGCCCATCGAACTGTTGGAACAACTCCGAGAAGTGATGGGCTTGCCCAACTATGCCCGAACCGACTCGCCTAAGACGGTGTGGGAGGAAACTCTGGCCGAGTGCGCCCGGATTCGAAAGATTGCCACGAGTGGCTACTGCTACCGCTGTGAGGAACGAGCGAAAGCGTGGGAGCGATGAAGGCGAAACGTGTGCTCATCAATTTCCCGCCAACCTATCTACAGGACATGGATCGGATTGCTGGCGAGATGCAGCTGTCTCGGTCGGAGCTTGTGCTATTGGCAGTCTCTCACTGGACGGTGTGTGATGACGGTGAGGCCGCTCTCCGCCGCAAGATGGCAGAGCGCTTAGTGGTGAGTCTCGACGGGGAGGACAACAAATGATCCCCGCGGTCGAAATCAAACGGCACTGGCAGGATCAGATCATCGCCACCGCCGAAAGCATCTCAGAACCTGGCCGCCGGTTCACTGTCATCTGGACCGCCCGGGATGGATGGCGATGCGGGTGCATGGTCGGCCTCAGGAAGAAACGGTGCCACCACATCGACGCGGTGATCGACGAGATCGGAGTGCCCCGGTGAACCGGGTCATGGTCGTCGAGTTGCATCCGTGTCGGCATGGTCGGACCACCTGGCATTGGATCTCCGGCCGGCAGGGGGTGGGTGCAACCTGTACTTGGGGATGGCGGGAGGTCCGATGGGTTCAGCCCTGACCCCGAGGGGTTCGTCTCGTCGGTGGCGGCGGATCCGGGCGGCGATCATCGACCGTGATGGTGGGGTGTGTCAGATCTGCGGCAAGCCCGGCGCCCGCACCGTCGACCATATCGAGAGGCGGGTCGATGGTGGTGGGGATGATCCGGCAAATCTACGAGCGGCTCATCACCGCTGTTCGTTCGTGGAACGGGCCGGCACCGTGGAACCGTCGAGGCGATGGTGACCCCGTTTTTTTCTGAGTCCAGGAGGAGCGGACAGGCCCTACTGTCCGTCTTTGTGTGCCCGAAAACCCCGGGCCCGCCCAGTCCGGCCAGGTGAACTCGAGGTGTCGCTCCGACTGGTGCCGGTTTCGCTGGAAGAGGCCAACGGTTTCGTGGCGATGTGGCATCGGCACCATTCCCCGGTCGTCGGTCACAAGTTTTCGATTGGAGTAGCCGACGACCGGGACGTGCTAGTAGGCGTTGCCATCGTCGGGCGGCCCGTTGCCCGCCATTTCGATGACGGGTCGACCCTCGAGGTGAACCGAACCTGCACGAACGGATACGCCAACGCCAATTCGATGCTCTATGCAGCTGCCGCCCGGGTCACGTTCGGTCTGGGTTACCGGCGGCTCATCACCTACACCCAACTAGACGAATCGGGCGCTTCATTGCGTGGTGCCGGCTGGAAGGTGATCGCGGAACGGCCCGCCCGCGAGGGATGGTCGACACCTTCACGCCCGCGGGATGATCGGGGGGTGGACCGGATGCCCCGGATATTATGGGAGGTGACGCTGTGACCGCGGTCCTCGAGCGGGACTTGGCCGGTCTGGTGGGCAGGTCGACGCCGCGGGTGGCGACCCGGCGCCCTCGAGGCCGGTCGAAGGGTGGGGAGGCGGTCCGGTTCTGCCGGGAGACGCTCGGTCTCGACTTGTTGGACTGGCAGGAGTGGGTTTTGCGGCAGGGTCTGGTCTCGTCGGGTGGTCGATGGTCGAGCCGGACGGTCGGTGTCCTCGTGGGCCGGCAGAACGGGAAGACGATCGGGATCGGTGTGGCCCGGGCACTGTCGGGGATGATCCTGTTCGGGGAGAAACGGATCCTGGCCGCCGCTCAAAACCGGGATGTCGCATTGGAAGCGTGGAACGCCGCTCTCGAAGTGGCCCTGGACGCCGGCCTGCCGGTGGGGAAGGTGATGAGGACGACCGGCTCGGAAGCCTTCTGGATTGGAGACGCCAGATACAAGGTGGTCTCCTCCACCGCCCGTAGTGCTCGAGGGTTGACGGCGGATCTGGTGATCTGTGATGAGCTGCGGGAATACCGGACCTGGGAGGGCTGGTCGGCTCTGGAGAAAACCCGGCGGGCCCGCCGATCATCCCAGCTGTGGACCATGTCTTCGGAGGGTGATGACGGGTCGGTGGTCCTGGCTCGAATGGCAGCGGAAGGCCGGACGAATGCCGCCACTGGCGCGGCGACGGATGCCGCCTGGTTTGAATGGTCGGCGCCGCCGGAAGTGGACCGTCATGATCCTCGAGGGTGGGCGGCGGCCAACCCGGCGCTCGGTCATCTCATCACTGTGGAGACGATCGCATCCGAAGCCATCCACGATGAGCCCAGTGTGTTCGAAACGGAAGTGTTGTGCCGGCGGGTGGAAACGTTGAACCCGTGGATGGCCCGCGCCCTATGGGACGGTTGCGCCGATCCGAGAGCGGCAGTACCCGACGGCGCCCGCGTCGTCTTCTCGCTCGACGCCGGCCCCGAACTCCGTCATGCGACCATCGGGGTGGGTTGGGAACGGCCCGACGGTCGTATCCATGTGGAAGCGGTCGAAGGGTTCACCGATACCGACGGGCCGGTCCTCGCCCGCGCCGGGCTCCGGCTGGCTGAACTGTGTGGACGGTGGCCGACCATTGGAGTCGTGGTCACCGCGCGGACTACCGCGGAAGCTGCCGCCGTCCGCACTCTTGAGATTCCGGTGACCGCTATTTCTCGCACCGAACTAGGGCGCGCCCAGTCCAGCCTCCTCGAGGGGGTGGCGGCCCGGTCGGTGGTCCATCCCGGAGATGCGGTCACCGGAGCACACATCACCGCGGTCACCGCCGGCGGCACTTTCGGACGGCGGTCGGAAATGGCCGATGTGGACGCTGCCGTTGCTGTCGCCCTGGCTCATCATGGAGTGCGGACGATCACCGAAGAGCCGGCCCAGGATTGGGTCGCCTTCTAAATCTTGAGCGGGGTTCAAAATGCGCTCAAATTTGTTAGGCTTCGATGCCGTGGCGCTCCGACTTTTCAAGCGGCAGTCGAGTCTCACCCCGGGTACTCCGGTCGGCTCGCCCGGCTGGGGCACGATCCACACCGCGACCGACGGTCGGGACATTCTCTTCAACAGCCCGGACGGGTGGGAGCAGGATCAACCCTGGCTCTGGTGGACCGGTGACGGTGAACCCGTATTCGGGAATCCGCCACCCGGCGCCGACGGTTCCGGTCTGCTCGGCAGTCTCCCGTCGGTGGCCCGTTGCACTTCGTTGATCTGTGACACGATCGCCGGTATGCCCTGGCAGATTTTCCGGGGTGATTATGAGCAGCTGGTAACCCCCGACTGGATCCTCGATCCGCAGGCTCTCCGTCCGGACGGGCGGATTGTCGACCCGTCCACCCTGCTCGAGGTGCGGTTATCGGGTGTCGAGTTTTGGACGAACTGGATCACTGCGGCGCTCTGGTTCGGCGACGGATATTTGTATGTGCCGGTGCGGGATGAGACGGGCGCGCCGAAACCGCCGCTGTGGCAGCTCCACCCTTATGACGTGCAAATCCGGGATGGCACCTACTGGATCAAAGACATTCCGCTTCCGGTCGGCACGGTGGTCCATCTGCGGGGGCGGGCCCCATATTGGAACGGCCACGGGCGCGGAGTCATATCGGAACATGGTCTCGACCTGGGATTGGCGGCAACCTTGCGCACCTATTCGACCGGGGTGTTCAACACTGGTGTTCCCGCCGGCTATTTGAAGTCGACCCAACCGAACATGACCGCCGAACAGGCAGCCGCGTTGAAGGCGACCTGGCTGGCCCAACATGGCGGGGCTCGCAAGTCGATCGCCGTGTTGAACGCCACCACTGACTTCACTCCGATCAGCATTTCACCGGTGGACGCCCAGTTGAACGCGGCGCGGGAATGGTCACTCCGGGATGTGGCCCTGGCCTTCGGGATCCAGCCGTACATGCTGGGCGTGCCCGGCGACAGCTCCACATATGCGAACGTGGAGAGCCGGATGATCGAATTCAAAACGTTCACGCTCAACCCGTGGCAGCGGCGTATTGAGTCCGCCCTCGACGCTCAGCTGCCACGGGGAACCTCGTTGAAGATCCGCACCGACGGGTTGCTGCGCGCGGACACCTCGACGAGGTATGCCGCCTATCAGACCGCACTGACCGCCGGGTTCATGACCGTCGACGAAGTCCGAGCTTTGGAGAATCGAGCACCGTTAGAACCTGAACCGGGAGTGTTGTGATGAATCAACTGTCGATGGAGATCCGGTCGGTCGATGTGGAAGACCGGCTGCTGGTCGGGGTGGTCGCCCCATACGATGAGGTGTCCTATCTGGTCCCGGATCCGGGTGGGGAGCGGATCGTCCGTGGTGCGTTCAACCGGTCGATCAACGCCCGCTCGGATCGGATTCCGCTCCATGACAATCATGGGACCGACCGTCGGCTCGGCATGAGCCGCTCATTCGATGATGGGGATGATGGGCTGGTCGGCACCTTCGGAGTGTTCGACGGGGCGCGGGGTGACGCTTTCCTCGAGGAGGTTCGGCATGGTTACTTCGGGGGGATGTCGGTCGGGTTCCAACCGGTCCAAGCCACCCGCGGGCCTGATGGGGTCCGGGAGATCCGTGAGGCGAAACTGATCGAAGTCTCCGTGGTCGGCATGCCCGCCTATGAGAGCGCCGGGATCGTCGCCGTCCGCGGGGCGAGTCTGGAGGACATGCTGGTCCCGTTCCGGAATCCGCCGGCGGTCAACCTGGATCCGATCCCCCAACTATGGAGGTAGGGCAATGCCATCACTGATCGAAGACTTGGAGAAGGCCGGATGGACCCGGGTGGCCCGCTTCTCACCGTATTGGAAGGCTCCCGACGATAACGGGCCAGTGGGACGGAAATGGTCGGAACGTGACGCCCACTATGAGATGACAAAACGGAAAGCGGCCCGCGCGGCGGAACGGAAAGCGAAAGCCGAAGCTAAGAAGGCCGCCGCCGAAACGAACGGGTAAGGTTTAGGACACAAAGCGGCCCGCGGTAACCCGACCGCCGCCCGTCACCACCCGGAGACGATCCGGCCCGGTGGCACCGGTAGTCACTTGCAGCACCCGCGTCAGAAGATTCTGAACGCGAAAGGAGTGCCAGGTGATTACCTATCTGCAACGTCTCACCTCTGAACGTGACTCGTTGACCCAGGCCGCCACCCAGCTCGCCGAAAAGGCAGCAACCGAAGATCGGGATTTGACCGACACCGAACAGACCTCTCTGAAAGAGTGGGAGGAACGGTGCGCGGAGATCGACAAGCAGCTGGTCGAATACAACAGCCAGGCCGAAAGCCAGCGGGCCTACGCTCGTCTCCGTGAGCAGTTGTCGAAACCTCAGGAGCCGTCCCGGCCCGCTCCAGTACCCGCTGGCCCTCGAGGCTGGGGTGACCTGTTCATCAACTCCGAAGAGTTCCGGTCCTATCCCGGATCGGGTACGAGTCGACGGGTCGAAATTCCGTGGCAGACGAGAGCCGAAATCACGACCGGTGACCTTCCGCTCGGCGGCCAGACCTACGTCTTCCAGCCGGTGCAACGGGTCGAATCGACACCGCTGCTCGACGCGATCGGGGACGTGGTCGTCGGTGGCAACTCGGTGGAATGGGTCAAGTGGACCCCAGCGGCCGCGCCGTCAGCTCCGGTCGTTCCCGAGGGAACAGCCAAGCCGGAAATGGCATTGGATGGGACACCACAGTCGGACACGTTGGACACTTACGCCCATTGGAAGGGCATCACCCGTCAGGCGCTGGAGGATGTCCCACAGATCCGTTCGATCGTGGAAGGCCGCCTCCGGTCGGGTCTGACCCAAGCCCTCAACGGGGCGGCAGTGACCGCGCTCAACGGTGGCACCTACACCGGAGTCTCCGATGCGGACCTGCTCACCGGGATCCGGTTGGGACTCGCCACCGCACAGGAGCAGGGATACGGCAATGCGAACGTGGCGGTGGTCAACCCGGCGGATCTGGCCCAAATCGACATTTCGGTGATGGGCTCAACCTCGGGTGGACCCACCCTGAACAGTCAGGCGTGGGGTCTCACGTTCATTCCGGTGAGTGGTGTCACCGCCGGCACCGCCTTCGTTGGTGATGTCGCCGCGGGGATGCAACTGTTCCGCAGATCGTCGGCGGCGGTCTACATGAGCGACAGTCACGCCGACTTTTTCATCAAGAACATCATCCTGATCCTCGCCGAAATCCGGGCGCTCGCCGTCGTCTCCGAACCCGGAGCGATCGTCGAAGTGACCGTCACCCCATAAGGAGGGCCATGACAACCGAACAAGACCCGGACATCACTCCCGAACCGGAACCTGAAGAGCCAGAACCGGTCGACGAACCGGACGGCGACGACGACAACGGCGACGACGAGGAGAACACGGAAGGGTGAGTGGACCGGCCACCGTCGACACCCTCAAGGTGTATTTGGGGCTCACGCCGGCCTCGACGGTGGACGAGGAGGCGATGGGCGCCGCCTGTGACGCTGCGAACGATCTGGTTGTCTCGTACCGGCCGGATCTGACGACCGATGAGGCCGGGCTGGTCCTTGACGTGTGGCCGGCCCGGGCGTCACAGGCGGCGATTGTCGAGGCCGCCCGCCTGTACGGAGGTAGAGGATCCGTCCAGGGGGTGGCCGCCTTCACCGATGTCGGCGTGTCGTTCATCGCCCGGCTCGATCCTCGAGTCCGGGAACTGTTGGAGCTGGGTGAATATCAACCGTCGGTGGTGGCATGAGCGCTTACGAGCGGGGACTGGAACTGGTCGGCAAGTTAGAGGCGGCCGGTCTTCGAGCCACCGTCGACCCTCGCGGGGCGACACCGCCTTGCATTCTCGTAACCCCTCCCGGCCGCCTCTACGACCTGTCCTGCGGGTATACCGCCTCATGGCAGCTGATCGTCCTGGCGCCGGCCACCGCCAACGCCGACGCTTTCAAACTGTTGGATGATCTGATGGATCAGATCATCGGAGTGGTCGAAGTCCGCAACGCCGACTTCATCTCCTATGCCCTGTCCGCTGACAACCCACCACATCCGGCCTACCGGATCACATTCGAGGAAGGAATCTCATGGCCGTAATCGAAGCGAAAGTCCGCGGCGGGACACTCATGCTGGGAGCGACCGCCACCCCCGACTTCTCCTTTTCCTGTCAGGTGACCAACGTTCGGATCAACTCGTCGTACACCGACGACGGCGACCCGTTGGAAACCCTCTGCGGAGACATGGTGCCCGCCGGCCGGAAACTCGACGCCCGGGCCCTGGCCGGCACTTTCGTCCAGGATTGGCTCGACGAGGCGCTCAGCATCACCGAATACCTGTGGGAGCATGACCTGGAAACCCTCCACTTCGAATATGAGCCGAACACCGCGGACGGTGGTCCGACTCTCACCGGCCAATGTCGGGTGGAAGTGCCCGGCGAATCATTCGGCGGGAATGTGAACGAGCGGATCACCTCCGACTTCGAATTCGCCATTGTCGGAGAGGTGACCCGGGTCTGGCCGGTTGCTCTCGCCGCCAGCACTGGCCAATCCCGCGACGAGCTGGAAGCGTTGACGGTGGCCGAACTACAGCAGGTGGCCGCCGATGCTGGACTGTCGACGGGCGGGACGAAAGCCGAACTGGTCGACCGGATCCTCGCCGGGTGACATGGCCGCCGCCCCTTCTGCCAGTGTCACCGTAAAAGGTCTCGACCGGCTGCTTTCCACTTTGAGGCAGGCGGAAGCCGACATTTCGGACATGGTGACCGCGGTGGACAAGACCGGGGCTCTGGTCGCTGCTGAAGCCCGCCGGCGGGCCCCGGTCCGGTCGGGACGGCTGGCCGGTTCCATCTTCGATTCGAAAGAGAGGAACCTTTCAGCGGTCGGTTCCGATGTGATCTACGCCCCGCCCATCCACTGGGGATGGAAGGCGCGGGGGATCAGCCCGAACCGGTTCCTATATGACGCCGCTCAGGACACCGAAACGATCTGGCTCCGGTTCTGGGAGACCGACATCGGCAGAGCTCTCGCCGGGGTGAAAGGAGCCTGAGACATGGCCTGGCAACGTCTGACCGTCCAAATGAAGGGTGAAGAGCCGGTTACGGTCGCCACTTCGGCTCGGGATTGGGCTTCCATCCCATTCGACGAATTGCAGACTGCCGGCGCCCTGTTCCGGGTCACTCATAACGCTCTGATCCGCAACCAGATCAATGTGCCGCTCAACTACGACGCCTTCCTTGAAGTGCTCGAGGCGATGCCCGAAACGGTAGACGAGGGGGAGCCGTTGGACCCTACCCGGACGGAACCCTCGGACGACTGGCAACCGCGGTGACCATCTTCTGGGGTGGCACCGTCTCTGATTGGCTGGACAATCCTCGGGCGTTGCTCACCGCCGCCGAACTGATCGACGAATACAACGCGAAAGTGAAACGCCGCTAGATGGCTGCTCCCGCCCGTCTTCAGATCATCGTCGATGCTGACACGAAAGGTGTCGCTTCCGCCTTCTCCGAAGTGCAAAGTCAGAGCGGCAAGATCGCCGGTTTCGCCAATACCGCTTCCAATGTCATGTTCGGCGCGGTGGCCGCTATCGGCGCGGTAGGAGCCACCACCATCAAATCAGCTGAGGAGGCGGCAGCGGCGACTGCCGGCCTGGAAACAGTGTTCGCTTCGATGGGCGACACCACCGGGGAAGCGGCCGAATCGGCGATCGCCTACGCCGAAGCCATGTCGAAAAAGATCGGGGTCGACGACGACGCCATCATCGCCGCCCAAACCCAGCTCGCCACCTTCTCCGCGGTGTCAGATGAGACAGCCCGGGCCGCCGGCATATTCGACCGGACCACCACCGCCGCCGCCGACCTGGCCGCCGCCGGGTTCGGATCGATGGACTCCAACGCCGTCCAACTAGGGAAAGCCCTCCAGGATCCGATCAACGGTCTGTCCGCTCTCGCCCGGTCCGGGGTCACCTTCACCGAATCCCAGAAGGCGCAGATCGCAGCCATGGTCGAAGCCGGCGAAGTGACCGAAGCCCAAACCCTGGTCCTGGCCGCCATCGAAAAACAGGTGGGTGGCACTGCCGAAGCGACCGCTACCGGCTCGGAGAAAATGCAGGTGGCGTTCGGGGAAGTCCAGGAGCAGATCGGGACCGCCCTACTCCCCGCGTTCACGTCGATCGCCGAAGTCATCTTGAACAAGGTGATCCCGGCCATCCAACCCATGCTCGACTTTTTCATGCGCCATTCGGACATCATCCTCCCCCTCGCCGGGATCCTCCTCGGGGTGGCCGTCGCCCTGAAAGTGGTCGCGGTCGCGCAGGGAATCTGGAATGCGGTCCTCCTCGCTAGCCCGCTCACCTGGATCGTGGTCGGCATCGTCGCTCTCATCGCCGCCATCGTCCTGCTCATCGCCAACTGGGACAAGATCGTGGCTGCGACGAAACGGGCCTGGGCGGCGATCACCGAAGCGATCGGTGACGCCTGGGAGACGATAAAAGGCTGGTTCACCGATCTGCCCGAAAAGATCCTGGGCGTGTTCACCAACGCCCACCGGTGGCTGTACAACATCGGGAAGGAGATCATCGGCGGACTGTGGGACGGCCTCAAAGACATGTGGGGCAACGTCACCTCATGGGTGTCCGGATTGGGGAAGAAGATCGCCGATCTGAAAGGCCCACCCGCCAAAGATGCACAACTGCTGGTCGGAGCGGGCCGGCTGATCATGGGTGGTCTCCAAACCGGATTGCAGTCGGGCTGGTCGGGTGTGGCCGGATATCTCGGCTCGAGGAACGTGGCGATTGCCGGAGCGATGAGCGGCGGGGTCGGCTTCGGCGCTTCCACGGTGAACATCAACGTGACCACGACCGGGCTTGGCGCGGACGCCCCCGAACTGCAACGGGCGGTGGTGAATGCGCTCCGCGGTTACACCTCGAGGAACGGCCCGCTCGACATTCCAGTCAGGGACTTCTGATGCCACCGTGGACACCGGACATGGCATGGCCGTCGAGCACCGTGGGCGGGGTGGTCTCACCCGATTGGGGTGGATACACCAAACTGTTCGTCCGGGCTGCCATCGGTAGCGGTAACAGTTTCCATATGGGCGACCATGACTTCGACCGGCTCGACGCCGGGAATGTGATGGGTGGTGGGGAACCGGGACCGGGCGGCACCCTATGGGTCGATCTGGCCTGTGATGTGCTCACCCTGGAGATCGCCGCCGGCGCTTCCACCTCCCAGGGCATCTTCTCCAAACCGGATGCGGCCACGTTGACCGCGGTCATCGCCGACCCTGACGGGATCTACGACCCGTTACATCCGGGGCCGGGGTTCATGTTCGGCGGATTCTCCCGCTTGACTCCGGGAACTCCGATCGAAGTGTTCGCCGAAGTGGTCGACGCCACCGACGGCTCGGTGTCCACGCATTACCTGTTCACCGGGACCGCCGACTCGTGGGCTCAAGACTGGACTCCCCATGCCTGGGACCGGCAGACCACTCTTGTTGCCACCGACTACACCAAGAATTTCGTGCGGATGGACCGGCCCGAAGTGGCTCCGGTTGGTGCCGGGGATACGACCGAAGATCGGATCGACCGGATCGTCACCTACTTCGGATGGGACGGCACCGTCATCTCACCCGGCACCGGGATAGCCACCTTGCAGGCGACCACTCTCGCCCAGTCGGCATGGGAGCTGGTCAACCGGACTTTGGACGACGAGCTGGGTTATGTCCACTTCACCCCGGAGGGTGCCCTCCGCTGGTTGGACCGGACGGTATGGACGACCGTTCCCGACCCGGCGGTCCATCTCGGCTGTGACCTCGACCCGGGCCACGACATTCTCATTGACGCTTCCCCATCCGCGCTGGACCGGCAGATGCGGAACGCGGTGTTTGCGGCGCGGACCGGCGGGAC